GAATTTCTGCTTCTAATGCCTGAAGTTGTTTTTGAAGGATCGCTATTTTTGTAACATCTCTTTCGGTATTTATAAAGTCTCTTGTAACATTAGCTTTAGCTTTTAATGTTTCTAAAGAATCGCCAAGATGCGAGACGCCAATTTGAAGTTTAGTTATTTGCTGTGTCGCTCTTGGCGTTCCATTGGCAACATTTATTAAAACAGAATTAGTTTCTTTTAATTGAGTTACAAATTTCTTTGTTGATTCAGCTGAACTATTTGCAAGAGGAGGAAGTTTTACCAAACTTGAAACTAATTTCTGTGCTCCCGATGACGCTTGTGTAGTTGAAGGCGCAACACTTGCCGCACTACTGCCAAGTTTATCAAGTCCAGCTGATGCACTGTTAGCGGCAACAGGTAATTTGCTTAAACTGTTTACTGTTTTATCTGATTCTACAGTAACATCATTAAGCCCTTTCTTTGCTCCATCTACATTGGCATCAATAATAATGCGTAGTTCTTCAGCCATCTTTTTTACGTTTAGCTTCTTCGCGTCTCTTAGCCATGTTTTTATTGTGTTCCCTTATCAAATAACTTATTTTCTCAGGAGTTAATTCTACCTTCTTTTCTTTTTCATCGATTGGGATAATTTTATTGATTGCGTCCCAAACTCCTTTGCCTCCCATTGTCCTGTTGGTCACTTCAGCAATGATCGCAGTCATAGTCTTTTGGATCTTCAGGTCAAACATGATTTTATCATCCCACCCTTTGAGCATTGTCCATAAGTCTGAGATTTTATACCTGTAAAAATCTTCAGGATTAATCCTGAGACAACCAAAACAAATCTCCCTTACTCGCTCGTAACTCAACTTACGGGCTGAGTCTTCGGCTCCCCCAATTCCTGACCATTACCACTTTGACTGACCATTGACTCAACGGCTGCATTGATGATCTGCCCGCATTCCTCAAAAGAAAGTGTGCGAACCCATTTTTTAACCCGGTCGAATGTGACGTTTTCTGAGTCTGTAATATCTGCATTGAGGTTAATTCCTGCATAAGCATAAACAGCTACTTCATCCACGATGGAAGTGATCTGCCATTTACCGTCATCGGTTTTTTTAAACCTTGCAAACATTTCGTTCATCCATTCAAGAGGGTCCTTACCTGAGGCGTCTTTAATGTGCTCAAAGAAGCCTACTCGCCCAAACATTAGGGTTTTACCGCTTACTTCTACTGTTTTATCCATGTTAAAAGAGGGAGCGGATTAGACCGCTCCCGTTGGTTATTCTTAGGATAGTGGCGTACTCTGTACATCACCATTTGCAGTGATTGTCCAAGTGAACTTAGACGTTCCTGAGGCCGCATTTTGGTTCCCGAGTTGGGTGAACCAACCCTGGCCATAAGTGGCAGGGCTCCCGGCGAGGTTCGTATAAGCGAACCAGATAGGAGTCTTTGCAAGAAAGATCGCCTGGATTTCGTCATAAGAACCTTCACCAGCGTCAGGAGTTGTATTTACAACTGCATTGCCGGATAGTGTTGTTGCTATTGATCCGGCGGCAACGGTTGTTCCGCATTTTGTGGAATCGGTTGTTACCTCCATCTGTGAGTTGACATTTGAGTCAACCTCGCAGACAATTGAAAGAAAAGTCGCATTATCGGTAGAATAGCTAAGTAGCATTCCGATTGCGTCTACTGTTGTTAATGCCATTTTTATAAGTTTTTAGGCCGTGTTTGAAGCGACCTGGTGTACGAATCTTGTTATCTTTCGATAGTATTTTGAAGTACCATCGTCTTCATCGATATAAGTAGGTGAACCCGGATCTACTTTGATCAGTCCCGAAATGCTCAAGTTGTTTGAGACGGGACTATTCATTGCTAGTCCTCTGATGATGTCGTCAATGTCATCCACCAGCTTATCATCGATGATTATTGAATGTTTTGTAACGATTTCAACGATAAGAACGAATGTTCTGAAAAAGGCCGCTTTATTCCAGTTGAAAGAACCACTTTCTTTTCTAAGGAGAATATAGTTACCTGTTTCTCCTATAGGTGCATTGGTTCTGTAGATAGGAAGAGTTTCCGATCCTACGGTTACCGCTCCGCTTAAAACCGAATACCATGCTGTTATTATTTCTTCCATTACAAAATTTGTTGCAACCTGTTAAGTAATTGTGGCTTCTCCGTTTCAAGTTGTTTAAAGAAAAAAGGATGAGGTTTTATACCATTGCGAATAATAGTGAAGGCAATTCTTTCGGCAACATCGTGTAGTCTGTCCTGTCTTGATATTGTCTTTTGTCCAAATCTTGATCTTACCTTGTTTGTCTCAGTAAATCTTTCAAAACCAATTCCTTTTCTTTTAACCCAATCAAGTATTGCATTCAAGAAGTCAAAATAATCTCCACTTCCTTTGCCTTTAGCTTTTGCCGCCTCCGCCTCAAGACCAGGGGGAATAACAACTTTAGATTTAGTCCCAAACTCAACATAAGCAGCATACCCTACCTGGCATACCATTTCAAATTCAAACTGATTTAGTTTTTGGTATGATATAGAGCCTACAAGCCTACCCATGTCTTTTGGAGCGTCCTCTTTCGCTCTGGCTACCATAATTCGCATACTCTCTTCCATTTCTGCTGATACTTCTTGTAGTTGAGTATCAGTTGCTTTTTGCAACCTTTCCTTTAATCCTTCTAATCCTTGTATGGAAATTGTGATCATTTATGGTTTGCTGTTATTATCCACCAAAAAAGCCTTTCTCCTTCTGGTTCTATTGATACTATTGTCCATTTCTTTCCTCTAAACTCGATCTTCCAATCACCTGTTGGGGTGAGCGTGTCCCTGAAACGAATCTTGAATCTCCTTACAAGCCCTAGCTGTGTTTGAGCATCATAACTCCTAAATCCATGTCCAGCGTCAAGTACCTCAGCGAACAACTCAAATTTTGTTGGCGCTGACGTCAGATTTTGCCCTGACGACCCTTGTGAGGTTTCATATTTCACTAGTTTTATCGGTACACTTATGCCAGCCATGTCCATGCTCTTTTAAAAGGTCTTAACGTTGCCAGTGCTATCTCAGGAATCATCACGTTTGAGATGCCAGCCTGAAATGAAGTAGCATCGATCGTTCCCCTGATGTTATACCAGTACCAAACCATTTGTTTGATGGCAAGGATGATTTCTGCGGGTACTTCATCATAACCTGCGGTGTATTCTAAAGTGAGTAACTCCTGTCTGGGATATTCAAGAAACTGAAAACTGAACCCTCTCAGTTTGTACGATGAAATGTCGTCGTCGTTCTTGTTCTTGATTGAAGTCAGTTCTATCACTGGACCAAAAGGAAGTTCAAAGTCACCGGCGCAGTTAGTCAGCAAAACCTTCCATGTGTGGGAAATAATTGAAATCCCGCAAAAAGATTCTGCTTTCATCCGCGCAGCGGTTATCATGACGGAAATGAGATCATCATCAAACTCAAACTCACTTCCGCTTTCATCCTCACCCTGCCAACCCTCCAGACGTAAATAATCTTTAGCTACCTGAAGGCTTATGGGCTCGGTAGGATCACCGCTTTCGTCGGTTATATCCTTATAGTCAAGTAAAAGATTCTGATTATTCATTATGATTCAAGTGCTGTTTGTGCATCGCTGAAATCACCATAGATTACCCTGTCGGCACGGTCTGCCGCCATTGTGATCCTTTCTTCAATCACAACTGTTACCATGTTTGTGATCGCATCGTCTTCGTTCTGGTCATAGAACCTTACAGTAAGACCAGCACGAACACCTACCTTAACTTTCGAGAAGTCACCCAGGAAGAATTTATCTGAAGTAACAGCCGTATGAGCTACGATAGGCGAACCAAACAAATTGGGTATTGATTGATTAGGAGCACCAAACGGATAATTACCCGTTGTGTCCTTTGTCAGGATCATTGCCGCATAATCCGCAGGATGCAAAAGCACTCCTGTTGACATGCTCTTCAGAATCCTTAGTTGTGTCCAGGCAGCAACCAAAACATCATAGTTGTTTGCTTCGATAGACCCTGTAAAGATTCCTGAAAGAGAAGTCGGTGTCGAATAAGCAGTGCTGTTAAGCGTCTGATTCAACCCCAGGAACTCACCACCAGCGTTATTGGTAAGGATCATAGAATCTTCCTTTGCCAAAAGTTCCTCAACTCCTACGCCTGTGATTTCATCCTGCATCCATGTAATGTCTGCAAGATATTCTTCAGGTACTTTGTAGTAGTGAGCAATCTTGGTGATGGGAACGATCGTTTTTACCCAGTCGCGGTCTGATTGCGGTTTAGCCGATCCGGCCGATACCGATGTAGGGCCACCTTCACCGCCCTGATCACGGATAACGTAAGTATCCATCCCGGCTGGTTGTGGAACTACTCTCATGAACTCCCTCACATGGCGAACCTCGTAAGGTTTACGTCCTGGTTCCCATAGTCCAGGTCCAGGCATAAATGCCGGTGTTCCTGAAACAGAGATGTTTGAGTTTGCCCCAATATCACCAACTGTTTTCATTTGGAACTCAATCGCCCGGCGACCGTTAGAGGTATAGTTTTTAAGTGCTTCTGCCTTTTCTCCAAGTGCCTCGGCGATCGCTTTACCGATTGAACCACCAACGACGTGAATTGTTTGTTTGCCTTTTTTGATCTGCTCGTTGATCCATTTCTGATTTTCTGTGTCGGCTTTTTCCTTGTCAATTTTCCATTGTTTAAGATCGGATAGCTCTTTTAGATCTTCCTTTCGGTAGGCATCTATCGCTTTTTGCAGCAGAGCTTCGATCTGTTCAGCAGCTTTGGTTCCCATCTTTTTTTCGACTTCACCGAGCTGCTCCTTTAGAAAGGCTTGCTCCTCAGGGGAGAAACCTTTTTTTTCATCTGCCATTTTAAAAAAATTAGTTGTTAATGAATGTTGTTAATGAACTCCAGTCACGAACAACCGCGCTGCTCGGCTTATCAGGGTGAGTGTCTATTGACGGCTCATCCGTGGCAAGTGATTTCAACTTGGTTATAGTTGATTCGATTTCCTGAAAACGTTTATCACTGTAATTCCCCTTGCGGAGCATTAAGTCAAGTAATTCAAGCGCATCAGCAATATTCTTTGCTGACTTGATTCCAAGCATGGGAGTCATTTCATTTGCTCCCCAGCTTGTGAGGGTTGAATATTCCCAAAGTTTCCACTCCTGCACCCTTCTTATATCACCTTCGTCTTTGGTCTTTACGGCCTCAACCCCGATAGAATGTTCAAGGGTTTTATTGTACTCAGCATAAAGCTTATAATCATTGTAAGTATCTATGCTGAGTTGCTTTTTCATATTGAGCTGACCAAGAATCTCCAAATATTTCCCATTTTGCTTTCCTTCAAGCGGAACACCTAAGAGAAGGTTTTTATCATGGTTCAAGAACCATTTCAGTCTATTGAAATTCTCATTGAGCGTTTTATCGAAACTCCCTGACTCGGAAATATCTTTATCGGAGTCTATGTTTCCGATTGCATTAGCTGCCACAAGTACGCGGCCTTTTTCGTCCACATCTTTTACCTGTGAGGAGTAATCTTTATACTGTTTCATATTGTACGAATTTTTCAAATATTTGTAACCAAAATTGGTCTTCCTGTAATATCTTTTCGTGATTGATTTCTTCTAACGCATCCTGTATTCTCTTCCCCTGGCTTGACCTTCCGCCGCCCCCGGTTATTGGAGTTATTATCTGGAAGGAAATAACATCACTGAGTGAAATAGTATCTGCAAGATCAAGTGTATAATTATTTCCACCGGCAGTATTTATCAGATCAATGAGAGTGATTACATCAGATAGATACTTAACAATCGTTTTTACATTTCCATCCAGAAGTAAAATAGAATCGGCCTGACCAAGTAGTCCATTTAATGTCATCAAATCAGTCAGCGATTGACTATCTGAAAGCTCTTTGCCTATTGAATTGAATATTGCATCAGAGAGGACGTTTGTATCTGATTTATTAAGCCCTAAGACTTTTAAATAATCATCAGTCAGAGTAATTGCATCAT